AATTCGTTATCGATATCGCAAAATTGGGTATATGGGTACATCAATCAGTTTAAGTTCAAACTAAAACCAATAAATGGGTAAAGGCAGAAAAAAAATACCAACGCAAATAAAAAAAATTCAAGGAACGCTTGATAAATCCAGGGAGGTAAAAAATGAAATGCAAGTAAGCTCCTTAAATAAGTTACCTGATGCTCCAAATTGGCTAAATCCTATGGCTAAAAATGAGTGGAAAAATGTAACTAATGAGCTTTTGAGCTTGCAAATGTTACATCAAATTGACTTAATTTTATTGGCCGCTTACTGTAATGCCATTAGTTTGCATATTGAAATGGAGCAAATTTTAATGGAGAAGGGTAGAGTGAATCATTACTATAATGAGGATGGAAGTTTAAGGCATAGCCAATGCAAGCCAGAGGTAAAGATTAGCAATGATAGTTTATCTAATGCTTTAAAGATCGCTGTTCAATTTGGATTCACTCCAAGTAGTAGAGGGGGAATCTCAGCTCCTAAAATCACAAACAATACGCAAATAAATTATTTTGATTAGTGCCTAAATATTATTTTGATAAAGAAGCAGCAGATAGAGCTACTAGCTTTATTGAGAAATTTATTACTCACACAAAAGGCGAGCTTGCAGGGCAGCCATTGATTTTAGAAAAGTGGCAAAGGGAAATAGTAGAAAAAATATTTGGATGGAAGAATAAAAAAACTAATCTTAGGCAATATAGAACGGCCTTTATTATGCTTGGGAGGAAGAATGGCAAAACAACAATGGTGGCCGCAATTTTACTTTATTTACTTTTCGCATCTCAGGAAAAAGGAGCGGAATTGTATGCAGCAGCTGGAGATAGAAATCAAAGCGGCATTATCCATGAGATTGCAAAGCAAATGATTCTTAATAATCCAGAGCTTTATGCAAGAGCAAAGATATTAAGAAACTCAATCGTTAATGAAAGCAAAGGGAATTATTTTCAAGCTATTAGTTCTGATAGCAAAACTAAGCACGGATTTAATGCTTATGGAGTTGCTTATGATGAAATCCATACCGCTCCAAATAGAGATTTATGGGATACCTTACAAACATCAACAGGCAGTAGGCGAGAGCCATTAGTGATAGCAATAACAACGGCTGGTTATGATAAGCAAAGCATCTGTTTTGAATTATATTCTTATGCTAAGAAGGTGTTAAATAATTCAATTTCTGATGATTCATTTCTACCAATTCTCTACGAAGCTGAAATGGATGATGATATAACTTTAGAATCTACATGGAAAAAAGCAAACCCTAATTATGGAGTAAGTTTGCGTAAAGAATATATGCAAAGAGAAAGTAAAAAAGCAATAGATGTTCCAAGTTATATGAACTCCTTTAGACGGCTTCATCTAAGTCAATGGACTGAAAACGAAATCAAGTGGATGGGAGATAAGGAGTGGATGGAATGCAAAGGGGAGTTAGGGGATTTAAGTGGAATGGAATGCTGGGGAGGTTTAGATTTAGCTACCTCAAGAGACATCACGGCTTTTGTATTACTCTTTAGAGTAGATAATATCTTTAAAATAAAACCTTATTTCTTTGTTCCAAGAGATAATGCTAAGGCAAGAAGTGATAGGGATGGGGTAGATTATATGAGTTGGATTAGTCAAGGATATATAATTGCAACTGAGGGGAATGTTACTGACTATTCATTTGTCCGAAAAAAAATAAATGAGCTATCAAAAAAATATAGGATACAAAGCATAAGTTACGATCGTTGGAATGCCAGCCAGATTACGATTGATCTAATGTCAGATGGGGCAAATATGAGTCCTCTAGGTCAGGGATTTGCGAGTTTATCCGCCCCTACAAAAATGATGGAAACCCTTATCTTATCAAAAGAAATACAGCATGATGGGAATCCTGTATTAAGATGGATGATGGGGAATGTTCAATTAGAAGTAGATGCAGCCGATAACCATAAGCCAAGTAAGAAAAAATCAAAAGAGAAAATAGATGGAGTTGTAGCTTGTATTTGTGCATTAGCCGAGTATATGAGTGAGGAGAAAGAAGGAGATAGTGTGTATGATAATCGAGGGCTTTTAATATTATGATAGAATTAAAAATATTAGCTTTATTAACTCCAAATGGATTTGATGATAGATTTTGGAAGTATGCAAAGGAAACTAAAACATATATAGAGGCGTATGAAAAAACTGAAATTGAACATCAAAAACATTTTGGAAAGCGTAAATATTCGGACTATAATAGCTACCGAAATTGCCGAGATAGAAGAATAAAACGCAAAAAACCTATTTAACATAATAAAATTATACGATTTTTTAGGGCAAAAATCCTTATCAAGTGAATTGCATAGGATTGATTTTTAGAAGTTTTTGATATATGGATAAGTAAAAAAGGAATAATGCCCTGTAATCGCATAAAAACCGCCTTAAAAATAAAATTAGCATAAATGCAAAAGGGTTGCATAATTAAACATTTTTATTATCGTATAATTGCAAAATTCCTAAAAATATATAGAATTGGCAATCACTGATTTCTTTACAAACTTATTTAAAAAACCTGAAAAAAGAGATTTTATTTCCGCAATGAATGCTATTAGCAGAGGTGCAAGTAGTGGAGTTTCGGTTGATAAAAATACTGCTTTAACTTTTACAGCTGTTTGGAGTGCGGTTAGATTACTCTCCGAATCCATTAGCATTCTTCCTATTAATATTTTTCAAAGAGAAAAAAATGGGGATAAAACATTAGCTCTTAACAATCCATCTTATTATTTATTACATAATGAGCCAAACAATTACATGAGTTCGGTTGCAATGTTTGAAAAAATAATGATGGATCTCTGCCTTTCAGGGAATTCTTTTGTGCATATAGTTAGAAGCCCAAGAGGATTAGTTCAAGCATTGATTCCGTTGAATGCACAAGATATTAAAGTAAAAATAAATGAGGGGCAGATTTTTTATCATAATGAGAATAGTGATGTAGTTTTAGATGATTATGATGTTCTCCATTTTAAAGGAGTTAGCCAAGATGGAATTATGGGGCTTTCACCTATTACTCAAAATGCAAACGCTATTGGATGGGGTATGGCATTGGAAGAATATGGCTCAAAATATTTCACCAACTCTGCTAAATTAAGCGGAGTATTGGAAACAGATAGAGCTTTAAGTGAGGAAGCGATAGATAGATTAAGAAATTCATTCTCAAATACTTATAATAGCTTGCAAAACGCTCAATCTACTGCTATACTTGAGGAAGGATTGTCTTTCAAACCCATAACGATTAGTCCAGAACAGAGCCAGTTTTTGGCAAGTAGAATTTTTAGCATAACCGAGATTGCAAGGATGTTTAATATCCCAACATTTATGCTTCAAGAACATTCAAAAAGTTCCTTCAATAATATCGAATCATTAAGTCAAAGCTATGTAACTTATACTTTAATGCCTTATATAAGAAGAATGGAAAGTGAAATGAATAGAAAATTATTTAAGACAAATGAAAAAGGGAAATTATTTGTGGAATGGAATGTAAACGGATTGCTCAGAGGAAATATAAAAGATAGAAATGATGCGTATAAAACAGGAATAAATAATGGATTTTTAAGCATAAATGAGATTAGAAGAAAAGAAAACATGAATAGTATTCCAGATGGGGATAGCCATTACATGCCATTAAACATGACAACAATAGATAAATTAGAAGAAGATGCCAGCTGAGGAATGCAATAACGGATTATGGAAATGGGGTGAAACAGGGGAATGCAAATATGATTCTCAGGAGGAAGCTGAAGAAGATAATAAAGAATATAATGAGGAATCCGAAAATAAAGAGGAAATAAATACGGAAATAGAAGTGCAAGTGGATGAAGAATTTGAAAAAGATGAATCCTTTTATGATACAGAAAGAAATAAACCTTTTCAAAAAGAGGTAAAAGATATTTGGACAAAAACAATAACTATGGAAAAAAGATATTTTAACATTGATACCAGAACTGAAAAAAGAGATGATGGCTCAACAACCATAACAGGACATGCTGCTGTATTTAACCAAATGAGTAGCGACTTGGGAGGATTTCGAGAAATCATAGCAGATAATGCTTTTGAAAATGTATTAGAAGATGATGTAAGAGCTTTGGTAAACCATGATCCCAATTTATTATTGGCAAGGACTACAAGCGGAACTCTAAATTTAGAACAAACAGATGAAGGATTGCAATATACATTTGATGTTCCTGATACAACTTATGGTAGAGATTTAGTAATTTCAATGGAGCGAGGTGATATAACTCAAAGCTCATTCGCATTTACGATTGAGGACGATAGCTGGGAAACAACTGAGAAGGGAGAAGTTAGAACAATTAATAAGGTAAAAAGATTGTATGATGTTTCTCCAGTAACCTACCCCGCTTATCCTGATGCAGATGATTTAACATTAGCTCAGCGTTCATTGGCTGTATATAAAGAAAAAGAGGAAAACAAGAAGCAGGAAAAAGATTTAGTAAAAAGAAGTTTGCTAAAATTAAAGATAGAATTAAAGAAAAGAAAGTAATAAATTAAAAAAAAAGAAAAATGAAAAGTATAGAACTTAAAGAATTGCGTTCTGAAACTTTAGGAGAATTGGAAGTAATCCAAAAAACTGCTGAAGCTGAGGAAAACCGTGATTTGACAGAGGAGGAAAATACAACTGTTGATGCCCTATTGGCAAAGGCAGATGATTATGCTTCCAAAATTGAAAGAGCTGAGAAGATTGAAAAATCATTAAGAGATGCTGCTAAAGTTAGCGGAGCATCAGTTCAAACAATAAACACAGAGAAAACAACAAGAGGATGGAGCTTATTTAAAGCCATCAATGAAGTTAGAAAAGGAACTTTAACAGGTATTGAAGCAGAAATGCATCAAGAAGCTGAAAAAGAAAACAGAGGAGCTATTGAAGGTATTGGAATGCCAGCTTTTATGACAGAAAAAAGAGCTTATGTAGATCAAGGAAGTTCAGCTATTGCACCATCTGTAACTACTGCTTTTGCAGATGCTTTAGTAGAAGGTGGATTGTGGAATAATGTTGGCCTTACAAATTTAGGCAATATGAGTGCAGATACTATTGTGCCAATTACAGGAGCTAATGCGGTTGCATGGGCAGCTGAAAATGCAGCTGGTACAGATACTTCTGCTGATTTTGGGAAAGTAACTTTAACTCCAAATAGAGTAAATGGATATTCTAATGTGTCTAATGTAATTATTGCTCAAAATGGAGGTGCAGCAGAGGCAGCTATTATGAGAGATATGGGTAGACAAGTTAGTGCTGTTATAGATGCTAATATGTGGGCTTCTGGCTCTGCTCCAGCAGCAGGCCCAGCAAACATTGTATCAACATCAGGAGTTTTAACATTTACAGAAGCGGCATCAACTGATCCAGCTTCCGATATGCTTGAAGCTATCCAAACTATTGCTGATGATCATGGATTAGATGGAAATCTTGGATTTGTAAATTCTTTTGTAGGATATTCTGCAATCAAATCTGATGCCTTAGTTGGCTCAGTAAGTCCATTATATAAAGATGATATGTTAGCTGGTTATCCTGGCTACTTCTCATCAGCACCAGATGGAACAGCAGGAACATCATTTGATGGTATGTTCGGTGATTTTAGCCGTATATTCTTCGCCTCATTTGGTCCTACTTCTATTTTGGTGGATCCTTACAGTGCTGCAACAAATAATGCAACAAGATTAGTTCTTAATCAGCATTATGATTGGGGATTAGCAAGTGGAGCTTCGTTTGTTAAATATACAGCTTTACTATAATAGTTAGGAATTAATAATTTAAAGGGGTGGTGGAATTACTGCCACCCTTTTTTTTAACTAAAAAGATATGGCTAAAAGTTTTGCAGTAGATACGGCAGCAAGTGCGGCAATTTTAACAACAGCCGAAGCTAAAACCCATTTAAAGGTGGATACAGATGCGGATGATACTTATATAGATAATCTAATAAGTGCTGCAACGGAATCTGCTCAAATATTTACCAATAGATATTTTATTAATACTACCATAACTCAGTATGGAGATACATGGAGTGATATATCTACTTTATTTAAAAGTAAAGTTAATAGCATTACTTATATCAGATATTATGATAGTGATAATAGTTCTCAAACATTAGACACTTCTGTTTATCTTACAGATTTGAATCATCAACCAGCGAGAATTGGTTTAAAACCCAATCAATCTTTTCCATCATTAGCAGATAGAATTAACGCTGTATTTTGCAAGTATGTAGTAGGTTATGGAAGTGCAGCATCTGATGTGCCAGAAGGAATAAGGCAAGCGGTACTTTTAACTGTTGGAAATTGGTATGAGAATAGACAAAATGTGGTTGTAGGACATTCGGTAAATGAGCTACCAAAATCGGCTCAATATTTATTAGAGCAATTTAAGGTACAAACAGTATGTTAATTGGGGAACTTGATAGAAGAATAATTATTGAGCAACCTACTGTTAGTACTAATAGTTATGGAGAATTGGAAGTTGATAGCTGGATTGAAGTTAGAACAGTATGGGCAAAGGTAGAATGGAAAGGAGGATCTGAGGGTGAGGATTCTGATAAGATAACAGCTACAACTAAGGTAAATTTTTATATTAGGAATTTAGATTTAGATAATTTTTTAAATGGTTCTCCAGTGCCAACCATGAAACATAGAATAAATTTTACTCCTCAAGGAACTGCAAAATATTATTATATTCATAATATTGAACAGATTGAGGGGAGAGAAAGTTTTTTGAAAATAATAACAGAGGAAAAGGACTAATGGCACAAGGGCAAATAAAATTACAGGGAGCAAAAGAAATTGCAAATATGTTTGGAGATTTACCCAAACAAATAAAACAATATAATGTATGGAAAGCTCTTTGGCGTAAAATAGGTAAAGATGCTTTGGAAGAAGCTAAAAGTAAAGTACCGAAAGATACAGGAAGATTAAGAGATAGTATAAGATTTTTTACTACAAGAAGAACGAAGAAATTTATGGGCATTTATTTTGGTCCACGATATAAAGGAGTGTATAAAAGTAAAGAAAAATCTGGTTTTTATGGTGCTTTTATAGAATATGGAGATGAGGTTATGTTTTGGGGAAAAGGGAAAGGAAAAGCTCAAAAATATATGCAACCAGCATGGGATAATCATAAGATTAGAATGACAAAAAATGCTTTTACTGAAGCCATAGATATAGTTGCAAAGGCAATTAAAAGGCATGAAAAGAGAATGCAGAAATTTGGAAAATGGGGATATTAAATGTTAGTAGGAAAAGCAATATATAGTTTATTAAGTGATGATGCAGCTGTTGATGCAATAATTTCAGATAGAATTTATCCAAATGTTGCTAAGCAATCAAGTGCATTTCCTTTTGTTGTTTATACAGTGACAGGAGATAATCCAACAGATACAAAGGATGGAGTAAGCCCATTGGATGAAAATGCAGTTCTTATTTTATGTTATAGTCAAACATATAGTCAGGCATCAGATTTGGCGGATAAAGTTAGAACAGCATTAGATAGAAAAGATGGAACTTATGAAGGAGTTAATATACAAGGAATACAATATTTAAGTTATAGTGATGATTTTGATGTGAATGATGATAATGATGGCGTTTATGTTAAATCATTAAATTTTAGAATTAGAGTAATAAACTCATGAAAAAACAAAGACACAAATTAATAAAAGATTGGGATAGTAAAAGACATGGCAAGATTATGACAAAAGGTATGTTTATGATAATTACTAGAGAATCTGAATTGGAAGAATTAATAGAAGGAGAGCATATTGTTGCTCCAAAGAAAAAAATAAAAAAACCTAAAAAAATAAAAGATAATGGCAGCATTGACATTACAACAGATAACTGAAACAGGAGGTAGTGTAACTTATTCAACTGCAAGTGCTGGGGATGGTGATACTGCTGATAATAGTGGAAGTACCTTTTTGCATATTAAAAATGGAAGTGGAGAAACCTCTACAATAGCAACTATAACTGCTCAAACTACAAGTGTAGAAAATAGCATTTATGGAGATTTGACAAAAGCAAATGCCACCGTTACTATTGTAGCAGGGGCGGAAGCATTTATAGGACCATTTAAACCAGCAGCTTTTAATTTGTCTGGTGATATTGTGATAACCTATTCATCAGTAGATAACGTAACAATTGCGGCATTATATATATAAAACAAAAATTAATTAATTAAAAAAATAGAAAAATGGCAAATTTAACAACAGCATTAAACGGAACGGACATAAAAATTATGGATGCTTCCTCAGCTATTCTTGTTGCTTATGCTCAGAGTGGCACATTAAATGTTAATATGAGTACAAGGGATATAAGTAATAAAGAAAGCTCTGGATGGACTGAAAGTATGGAAGGCGCAAGAAATTGGGATATAAGCGTGGATGGTGCTTATGCATGGGTGGATACAAGTGATGCGGATTTAAGTAATAGTGCGGATGATGTTCTTAATTCATACATAATTACAAGAGCGCAAGTAACAGTACAATTTGGAACTGACGGCACAAGCACAGGAGATACTTATTATGAAGGAAAGGGATGGCTCACAGCTTTTAGCGTTTCAGCACCAACAGAGGATACTGCAACTTATTCTATATCCATAACTGGATCTGGAGGAATTACTCAAAATGTATCTTAAATAACCTAATACTCAATACCCCATTCGCATCCTTTTTTCAGGTGGGTTGCGTTTGGGTGAGGGTATTTTTTAAAACTTGAAAAAATGGAAAATTATACTTTTGTAGAATTAGGAGGGAAAAAATATCCAATCAAATTTGGATTCAATGCTCTTAGAAAATATTCAATGCAAACAGGAACAACATTAGCAGATTTAAACAATATAGGAGAAAATATGAGTTTGAATGATGCCTTAATTTTGATTCATTGTGGTATTGAAGATGGACATAGGACAGCTAAACAAAAATGTGTACTATCATTAGATGAATTAGCTGATAGTATGGATGGCGATATGGAAGGCATTGCAAGATGCATGGAAGTATTAGCTGAAATGATGGGAGGGAGTACTGAAAAAAAGCAAAAACCCAAGAAAGCAAAAAGCTAACTTGGGATAAAATTGAGGGCATTGCTTTTGGGCAAATGGGAATGAGTGTTGAGGACTTTTATGATATGATTCCAAGACACTTTTTTAATAAAATGGATGGATTCTTTCAATTAGAGCAATTAAGAGATAGAAGTGCATGGGAAAGAATAAGATGGCAAACTTGTTATTTATTAAATATCCAAATGCCAAGAGGCAAACAATTAAAATTAAAAGATTTGATTCATTTTGCTTGGGAAAAGAATGATAAAAAAGCTAAAATAAATTATAAAAAATTGAAGGCGAGAGCTGAATATATAAAGAAAATGGAAGAACATGGCAAGTAAAAGTATCGGAATGTTAAACATAGTTTTTGGAGCTGATCTTAGAGGTTTTGAAAGGGCTATGAAAAAAGCTCAAAAAGGATTAAAGAAGTTTGGCTCAAAAATGAAAAAGATTGGTGGCAATTTATCAAGGAATGTAACCATGCCACTACTTGCAGTTGGAGGAGCATCAGCAAAAATGGCATTGGATTTTCAAAAATCCATGACCAAAATAAATACTTTAGTAGGCGTATCAGCAGAGGAAGTTGAGAAATTAAAAAAGAGTGTTTTAGCATTATCTGGAAAAACAGCAACTGCTCCAAATGAATTAGCAGAAGGACTTTATTTCTTAACATCAGCTGGGCTAAATAGCAAAGATGCTATGGAAGCCCTTGAACAAGTATCAAAAGGAGTTGCAAGTGGATTAGGTGAATCCGCTGATTTATCAAATGTTGCAGCGGCAGCACAGAATGCTTACGGAAAAGAAACAATGTCGGCATCTAAAGCATTGGATATTTTTGGAGGTATGGTGAAAACTGGGATGTTTAATGCTTCTGAATTAGCATCTGTTCTTGGAACTCAACTTGGATTATCAGCAAGTTTAGGAATTAGTTTTGAAGAAGTAGGAGCAATGATTTCTACTTATACTAAAACAACAGGAGATGCCAA